TGCTCTTATGAGTGTTATAATATATATAGGAACAAGTTAGTTAATGGGGTTGCAAACCTGTTAATTTAATTAAAGGAGATTTTACTAACCGTCTCCGTTCCTATTTTTTAATATGGTTAGTAAATAAATTAAAGCGAGGTTAGTGTTATGAGCAATGAAGAATATCATAGAATTATAGAAAAATTCAAAGATGAAAATAAGGAATTAATTGAAAGTGGTAAATATAAAAAAATGTTTACTGAGAATTTACCAAAATGGAATAATGGGTGTTATATAGGTAAAATAAATTGGGAAAAAAGTATTGGATATAAAGTATTTTTTATATACGATAATTTAATAGGATGGATAAATATTATTAAATATATTAAAGGAAAACAGCCAAAAGTAAAAATTTTATACAAAAGTAAGGAAGCTATGTTATTAACAAGTTGCTTTAGTAATTGCATAATAGGTGAGATACTAGGAAAGAAAACAAAAGATTTTAAAATAGAAATCGGAACTCATTATAAAGATAGTCAAAGGGATATAACTATTACGGATATGAAGAGAGAACAAAATGAAAATGGTAAATGGAGTAAATTATATAAATACACTTGCAATGTTTGTGGGTTTGACTGTGGAGAACACTACTATCCTAGAGATAAAAAATACAAAGACGAATTATGGATAGGGGAAAGTAATTTATTAAAACATAAACAAGGTTGTTCGTGTTGTCATAGTGTTATAGTAGTAAATGGAATAAACGACGTTATAACAACCGATCCTTGGATGATACCATATATAGGTAAAGAATGTGCTAAGACTCATACGCATGGGAGTAATGACAAAGTTCAAGTAACTTGCACTGACTGCGGAAGAATTAGAGATAAGAAAATAGAAATAAATAAGATATACACTTACAAATCTATCGGGTGTTCTTGTAGCGATTCAGTTAGTTACCCAAACAAAATCGCATATTCTTTACTAGAACAATTAAATCAAATATATAAGTTTGATTATTTAGAACATGAATATTCGCCTGAATGGATAGGATTAAAAAGATATGATAATTATTTTATTTATCAAAAAAAACAATATATACTTGAAATGGATGGCAAGTGGCATTCTAAAGACAATAAAATGAGTGGACAAACCAAATATAAATCCAAAGCTATAGATGATTATAAAGATGAACAAGCTAGATTACATGGTATTGAAGTTATTAGAATTGATTGTACGATAAGCGATTTAAATTTTATTAAACAAAACGTATTGAGTAACAATAATATAAATAATTTATTTGATTTACGCAAAATAGATTGGCAAAAGTGTGAAGATTTTGCTTTATCTAACTTAGTCAAAGTGGTTTGTGAATACAAAAGAAACAATTCTAATATAACTGCTTTTAAAATTGCAAAAATAATGAAATTATCTCAAGGAACAATAAGAACCTATCTCAAAAAAGGCAGAGAATTATATTGGTGTGATTATGATGCTAAAGAAGAGCAAAGAAAGAGTATAGAAAAATATAGATTAGATAAAAGTAAAGAAGTAAAAATATTTAAAGACGGAGTTTATTTAGGGAAATTTATTTCATGTTCAGATTTAGCTAGAAAGTCAGAAAAATTATTTGGTGTTAAATTAAAAGGTGGAGGAATTATTAGAGTTTGTAATGGCAAAGCAATACATTATAAAGGATATAAATTTGAATATGCAAATATAACAGACAAGGAACATATAATTATAGAACAAAATAAGTCTATTTTAAAGACAAAACATGTTATATGTTTAAATAATAGAATTATAACATATAATGTAACACAATGTGCTAAGAATAGTTTACAATTATTTGGGATTAAAATATCATATTCATCAATATATAATATTTGTAATAATAAACAAAAAGAGATAAAAGGCTTTATGTTTAAATATATTCAAGATTTAACAGAAGAAGACTATATAACATATGATATAACTAATAAGCTAAAAGAATTAAAAGCTATATAAAATAATTGGAATAATTAACTAAATCATGTTATAATCTTCTTATAAAGGGGTGATTGTAACATGAAAGAAAAATTATATCTTTATAAGAAGAAAATTATTTTAACCATACTTAGTATAATGATATGTATAAGTATTGGATTTGGTGGATTATATATTAAAAGTGTTAATAGTGTAAAAGATTACAAATCATTTTGCAATAGTTATTTTGAAATAGATAAAAATATTTCAAAGAATGAAGAAGCATATTTAATGTATGTTAAGGCGATAAAAAATTATGTAACCGTATTTACCAAATATGAAGGTCATGCGAAGCTTTCTGATGATAATAAAGTTAATATAGAAAAAGAAACTGAAGAGTATAATGGTTATATTAATGAATTGAAAAAATTAAATCCACCACAAGAATTTAAAGATGATTATAAAAAACTAATAGACTTATATGATAAAGATAGTATTCGTAAAGAAAATATTAATAGAGATTTTACAAATAACAATGCAAATAATATTAAAGATGATTATTTGATCGATAATAAAGATTTAACTCAATTAAGAAATGATTTTCAAAGCAAAATAACTATAATATCAAAACAAAAAGACATAAAATTAAATTAATAAAGCAAAAAAGAACAACATCTCACTATATTGTTGTTCTTTTTTTGTATAATGAAGGAGATAATGTAATGGGAATTAAATTAAAAGAAAAATACATAAAAAACAAATTAAAAGATAAGTTTGGAGAATTAGAAGTTTATAACCCACAACATAACAATAAAATACTGATAGAATTAACAAAACTGATTGCTGATAATTCAAAAGAAATTCAATTAGATAATAAACAATCTGATATAGAAGTAATAAATACAATTAAAATTATGCGTTTTTTAATTATTAACTGTACAAATTTAGAAAATGAAGAATATTGGAATAATATTGATGATATTAGATTAGAAGAAATGTTAAACTTTGCCGATGGTGATTTTAAAAAAGCAGTTAATTCATTATTAGATATAATGTTAGAAATAGGAAATGATGTTAGAATTCAAAGTATTAGAAAATTAGATATTTTACAGAATAAATTAAATGAACTAGTTGAATCGGTAAAGGCTGATAATAATATTAATAAAACTTTAGCTAAGTTTGGATTGGATAAAGAGAAACTAATTAAATTACAAAATGGTGATGAACACATTGCGAAAGAATTTCAAGAAAATATGATAAAAAGCATTGAAAGAGAAGTAAAACCCAAAAGACAATATAATAAAAAGAAAAAATAATGGAGAGTGATTTTATTTATTGCTCTCTTTTTTATGTGTAAATATGAAAGGAGAGAATAATAAGATATGGCTGGTGAATATAAAAGTTCGATACGTCTTGGCGTTCAGTTAGAAAGTGAAAAAGATGTTAGTGGAAGATTACAAACTTTAATAAATACTTTACAAAAAGAAAAAATTAATTTAGATATAAATATTGCAAATTCAGATGTAGCTAAACAATTAGAAACTTTAACTACTTTAGCAAATAATTTTAAAAATAGTTTGGGTAGTAATGTTTCATTAGGTAACGTGAATGAGATTATTAATCAAGTTACCTCTGCAATGGTTAGTATGAATGACCAAGTATTAAAGACATCAAGAGTTGATATAGGTGATGGAATAACCAAACAATTAAAACAAACTGCTGAAGGTATTGGTGTAGTTAAAAGAGAATTACAATTATTAGATAAAGATGATAATAACACTTCTAAAATAAAACCTACAACTACAACAGATTATAATAAAATAAGACAATCAATAGAAGATATAACAAAAGCACAAAAGCAATTAAATGCCTTAGAATCTAATGGATTTTCTGATATTAATAAGATTGCTTACTTAAAAACTATGCTAAGTAATCCAAATAGTATAGGTTCAGATAATGAATTAAAAGGTTATTTAAATCAAGTTAAAGAATTGTTAGCAACTGAATCAAAAGTTATTGAATATTCAAATAAATTAAATTCTCTGAAGTCTAATATGACTAATTTAACCGATGAGAAATATTCAAATGTTTTAAATACACAATCATTTGAACAAATAATTAATGAGATAAATAATGCTCAAAATGGATTGAAAAACTTCGATGGTATAAATTTAAACGGCTTAAAACAACAATTTGATGAGTTGAGTGGAACTGTTTCTAAGTTTAGCACTGAAACTATAAGTTCTCAAAAAGCAGAACAAGATAATATAAAACAAAGAGAAAAATTAGAATCAGATAGGATATCTCAAATTCAGAAAGAAATAGATTTAAGCAATAAATTAGTTGAAAATGAACAAAAGAGACAAGTAAAAGATGATTCAGCTAATTTAAAGCAATTAGAACAAGAACAGACTCTGTTACAAAAACAAGCAGAAGCATACCAACATATAGACGCATTAAAATCAAACGGAATAGTAAATGAATCAGATATATCTAAACTTGAACAAATGGTTAAGAATTCTAAATCACTTCAAGATGTACGTAATGCAATTAATTCTATTATGAATACATCAATGATGAAAGAATCGTCTATTGTTACTATGTCTAAACAATTAGATGATGCACAAATTAAATTGGATAAAATGAAGCAGAGTTTCGGAAATAAGTTGCCACAAGGCTTCGTAGAATCTACACAATCTGAAATTAATAAATTAAAAGAAGATTTAACTAAAGTAGATAGTATGGGATTCAATGGTCTTAAAAATAGCTTGAATCAAGTTAATACTAATATGAAAGTAACCACTAACGAAACTCAACAATTAGTTAATTCTTTGAAAGAAACTAACAATGGTTCATTCTTTAGTGGAATCTCTAATTTTTTAGGTAAAGTTGGTATTTTTTATGGTGTTCAACAGGTAGTTCAAGAGATTAGTCAGCAGTTTAAAGATGCTAGTGAATATACTCAATCTTTAGATAAAAATGTGACAAATATTGAAATGATCACCTCGAAGAGTAAGGAAGAAGTTATTGGATTAACTAATCAATTTAAGGAATTAGGTGCTCAATTACATATAACTAATCAAGAAATGTTAGCAGGGTCAGAAGAACTTTTAAGGGCAGGTTTTGACAATAACACTACCAATAAAATGCTGGAAGCAAGTTCGATGGCTAGTAAGATTTCAGGTCAAACTACACAGGCAACAACAGAACAATTAATTGCAATTAAGAATTCTTTCAATATGACTGGCGACCAAATGCAACATGTAATTGATGTTATTTCTAAATTAGATAATTCTAGTGCTACAAGTTTCGCTGAAATTTCTTCAGCAATTATGAGAACTAGTTTTAGTGCCCAACAAGCCGGAACAAGCTTTGATACGCTTTCAAGCTATGTAACTACAGTAAGTGAGAAGACTCGTAGATCGGCAGAGACTATTGGAGAAGCATTTAAGAGTATTTATAGCAGATTAATGATAAAAATAGTCTGCCTATACAGTAATGTATAGATAAAAACTAGGTGAACCTGTAAATATAGGGTGTGCTATTAAATATAGTGCTAACGATGAAAGTCTAAGTTATTTAATAAAATAAATAATATGATAATATCGTGCCAAGTCTAAGTAATTAGAAAGGTGTAACGACTAAATTGGATTAATAATCCTAAGAGGTTTGAGGTGAAATTCCTTATTCCGTAGTGCCTAGCCCTCATGTGAGGTGAAGAGATAGTCTACTCCCACTTTTTAATAAGTGTTAAAGTATAGTGAAAACTAGGGTAAAAAGGATTATAACATAAAGTTAGGGAATATTGATGAGGATGGTAAAAACATAAATGACGTTGAGAAGGCAATGAATAACGTCGGTATTGCAATTCGTTCATCTAAGGGTGAGTTTAAGGATTTCGATGAGGTTTTAAATGAATTTGTGAATAAATATAAAAAAGGAACAATGAGTCAAGTTGATTTCTTAGCTGGAATAAACACGCTCGGTGGTTCTAGACAGAAAGAGACGATACTTAGTTTAGTCGAGAATTTCGACCAAGTTAAAAAACATCAAGATGATTTAACAAAAGCTACTGGTTCAGCTAAACAAATGTATGATGTTTATTCTCAATCTTTAGAAGCAAGAATATCTGATCTAAAAAGAGCATTTGAAGGATTGTATGAAAAAATAATGTCTTCGGATTCTTTAAAATGGCTAGTTTCAGAAGCTACTAATTTAATAACTGCACTATCAAATCTAGATGGAAAATCAATAACATATATAGCAACAATTGGAACATTAAGTTTAGCATTGTCAAAATTAGTTAAAATTAACAAAGAATTGATGCTATTAACTACAGAAGGTGGAATAGTAACTGGATTAACTAAATTTATTGGATTAGCTTCGGGAATGGTATCTTTAGAGAATGGGGCTACCGGTGTAGCAACTGCATTTGGTGTATTAGGAACTAGTATTAAAGGAGCTACTGCATCCGCTATGGGTTTTATAGCTACGCCAATTGGTTTAGCTATAACTTCAATCACTGCTGTTATAGGAGTTGCAATTTATGGATTTGTTTCGTATCAACAACATCAAGCTGAGTTAACAGAACAATCTAAGTCTCTTAAATCAGCACTCGATGGCGTTAATAATTCTCTAAAGGGTGGAGACACTACTAAGGCACAAGAAGAAGCTAACAAAATGAAATCAGCACAAGAAAAGTTACAACAATATATTGAGTTAAGAAAGAAAGCACAAGATACTGATTCTAAATCATTAAATCCTACTGCAAGCGGTACAAACCAAACATCTGTAATAGAAGGGTTTAATCAAAAAATTAAAGAACAAATAAAAGTACTTACCGATGCTGGTTATACAGTTGAAGAAACTACTGGGAAAATAAAAGAATTTACTGACGCACAAGATAAAATATATAATACTAAAATAATAAATAGTATTAAAGAACAAACAAAATCACAATTAGAACATAGAGAAAATTTAGACAAAGTACAAGCTGAATATAATAATTATATTTCAACAGTTAAAAATTTGTATACAGAATATCAAAACTTATCTGCACAAGAAAATTTGTCGGCGGAACAAAAAACTAAACTACAGGGTACAGTAGAACAATTACAAGGTAAAATGAGTGGATTGAATGTCTCTATTGATGAAAATGGAAAAGTATTAATTTCAAATTCACCATTAATAGAAGCAAATATTCAGAAATTAATATCAGAAGGACTTACAGTTGATAATTTATCAGCTATTCGTATAACAGATTCTAAGGTAAATTCTCAATGGCAAGTAGGGAATTCTCAAGTTACATATAATGAAATAACAAATAGAATTGAAATGTATAAAGCTGAGATAAAAGCGATACAATCTGTTATTCAAGCAAGAATGGCTGGGGCATCTGATTATTCAACGATGAGTATAGGTAAAGCACAAAGTCTAGAAGCTGGTTCACCAGAATTTGATAAACTAAAAGAAGAAACTGACCAATTACATGCGTATGAGAAAGCGAAAAAAGAAGCAGATGATTTATATGCTGGGATAGGAAGTGTTGCATATTCTGCTCCTAGTGGAGGTGGTGTACAAACACCATCTAATGGAGATTATATGCCTTCTGGTGGGGATTCTAGCGAGAAAAAAAAGGCAGAAAAAGAACTTGAAGATTCAGAAAAGAAAATGTTATCTAATATCACAGATGCTTATAAACAAGCAAAAGATACTATATCGAATAATATTGAAGAAATAGATGCAAAGATAACTGGATTAGGTGATATAGATGATTCTAATTTTACTCAAAAAGTTTCACTTGTAAATGATAAAATAGGTGAACAAAAGCAAATAGTTGAAAAAGCACAAGAACAGTTAGACTCTTTAAAAAATACAACGGTAACAACGGCAGATGCACAAAAGGAACTTGAATCTGCAACTTTATCTGCATCGAAGGAATTACGACAAGAAAGTTTAGAAGTAGCAAAATTACAATCAGAAATTGAAAAAACTGATATTGATGAACTAAAGAAAATGTATGAAGATCAACAAAAGATTGAAACAGAAACTTTAGAAGCTAATCAAAAAGCACAAACAGATAAAATAGAATCTATTAAGAAAGCACAAGAAGATGCACATAATGAGATAATGGATGACTATGAGGATGAATTAGATGCTTTAGATAAAAAATCTAAGAAATTAGATGAAGATAATGACAAGATAGATAGAGCTAATGAATTAGAAAAAGAGAAAAATGATTTAACAGAAAAACAAAAAGAGTTAAATAATGTTAAAAGTCAATTAACTAATCAAGTATATCAAAAGCAAGCAGATGGAACATGGCAATTTGAGTATGTTGCAGATACTCAAAAGATTGCAGAAAAACAAAAAGAAGTTACAGAAGCACAAAAAACTCTTGATGATACAAATAGAAAAAATTCACTAGATGATGCTAAAAAAGAAATAGAAGATAAAAAAAGTGTTATTGAAGCTGATAAAAAAGCAGAAGATGAAGCATATACAAAGAAGAAAGCATATTTAGATGAGTATTCCTCTTATTTGAAAGAATCACAAGAGAGAGACACGAAACGTCTCGAGAATCATTATTCAGATATTGAAAAAATGGCAAAAGATACATTAAAGAAATTAGAAGAAGAGCATAACAATGATTGGAATGCTATTTCAGATTCAATTTCAGCTACACTAACTAGAACTAAAAAAGCATTAGAAGACTTAACTACATTAAGAGCTAATTTTACAACTTCGGAAGCAAATGATGCTATTAATAGTGGGGATGTATCAGGATATTTAACAAAAAATAAAGATAAAATGAATTTAAAAGCAAGTGTAGATGAAAGTGATATAGATTCTCATTTAAATTCTATTAGTGACAAAGCAGATAAGGCTAACAATTCAGTTACTATATTGAATAAAACTTATGACGAATTATTATCAAAGAAAAGCATTAATATAACCGAAGCTGATATTAATAATAAGAAAGTTCAAGTTCAAAAGCAAGTAGATATAGATAATGAAGGTTTAACAACTACTTTGAATAATTTAAAAGCTATTAATCTAGCAATTGAAACAGAAATAGACTCTCATTATTCAAAGGTAATTGACAAGCAAACTCAAGCACAACAAAATGAGATGACTAGCTTACAAAACTTTGCAAAAGAATATACTATTTATTATAATAAATTCCTAGAATTAGTACAAACAGTTAATGACTTTAGATTTAATAATATTGTAGTGAATGTACAAGCATCTGTAGACAATGTATTACAAGGATTAGAAGTTATAGCAAAGGCTTATGAAAAATATGCTAAGGCATATAATAAAATGCACCCAGACGATACTATTTCTTCTAGTATTGATATATCAGATGTACAAAGTGCGAATACATCCTATAAAAAATCCGTAAGTGATTATCAAGCTAATGTATTGTCATCATATTCTGCCGAAGCTTTTGAAAAATATGCAAGTCAAATTGGAAGTGGAATAGGAGATAGTTTATTGAGTAAGTTAAATAATTATAGTAGTTCTACTAGTAATATTAATAACACAAATAACGCTTCCACAACTAATAATAGTAATAAATCTACAACATCTAATACAACTAATGTAAATATAAATCAACTTGATGTAAATACAAAGGACGCACAAAATTTATTAAATCAATTGTTAACAATAGTTAAAAATAAAACAAATTTGAGTTAGGATGTTTATTTGTCCTAACTCCTTTTTATATGTGAGGTGATAATTAATGAATATTAATTTAAATGAAGGTGCTGAAATTCTTATAAATGCAATGCAAACTCATTCAAAAAATGAAGTAAATAGAAACTCAATTCAAAGTATGAATAGACAAGGATATATAAAAACAGTATTAGGAAATGATTTATATACAGTAGTCATAGATGAAGAAGAATATACAATAGAAGCAAGGCAAGGTTTAACTTTATCTGTAAAAGATTTAGTAGTAATAATGCTATACAATGGAGATATTAGTAGACCTTGGATAATAGATAAAAAACCGAAGAATTGGAAATAATAAATTAAAATAAAATTGAAAAGGAGATGCTTATAATGGAAACTAATAATCAACAACTATGTGGGCTATCAAGAATTCGCAATCTCTCATGTAGAGTTGAATTACTAGATATAAATTATAACATAGTAGATACATTACAAGGAGAAATTACAACAGGAAGTATAACATTGAATAATAATCATTCAAGTACAGATGATAATGATAATAGTAATTTTGCTAGAATTACTGGAAGTATGGAGTTTATTCTAACATCTGATTTGGCAACAGATTATTTTAAATTGGACTTAAAACACTTGATACGTATATTTATGATAATTACGGATAAGGCTAGTGGAGTATTTGCAGAATATAATATAGGTGTATGTTTAATCAATTCTCCAAACATTATTAGAGGAATAGACGGTAATAATAAAATAACGATAAGCCTAAATGATTTAATGTCAAATTATAATGGAGATTTCAATGGAGAAATTGAAAAGAAAATTACAATAAAAACTAGTAAAGATTCAAGTTCAAACTTATCTCAAACAATATATGATGTAGCTACTAATGCAAATTTAATGGGCTTAGATTCAAGTAGAGTAATGTTTGAATCTAATCCATATCAAATATTATCTGAAGTTACTTGTGAATCAGGAAATAAGATAACTGACTTATTAAAATCATTAATGGATTTATATAAAGGTTATGAATTATTTTTTAATCCTGATGGAATTCTTATATATCAAAGAATAAAAAATCATAATACTGATGCAATAATTCAAGAGTATGATAATAGCCCTAATATTGTAAGTTATTCTATCAAAAAAGAATATACAAATGTAAGAAATCATATTGTCGTACTTGGTTGTACAGAGAGTGATACGACTAATAACAATGTGGGAATACAATATAGAGGTGAGGTAAAGCAAGAAAATATAAATCATCCTTTAAGTATAATAAATATAGGTGATAAAAAAAAAGTTATTTCAGATGATAAACAGTTAACTAATGAATCATGTTTGTCAGAAGCTGAATATTGGTTAGACAAATATTCAAATTATGCTGATACACTTGAAATGCAAATGATACCAGATTTTAGATTAGTTCCTAATAGAGTTATTAAAGTTGTGTATTCAGACGATAGTATTACTATTAATGGAAGATATCTAATAAATAGTATAACATTTGGGCTTAAAGCTTCAGATTTATCTACTGTAAGTTGTTCATTATTATATAATTAGTTTTATAAATAAATATAAATAGTATATTAAACTGAGGCTTGGGTAAATCCAAGTCTTTTATCATGTATATAATATTAAATTAAAACAAAATAAATCATAGATTTTAAAAGGAAGGTAGGTGAATAAATATATGGCTTTTATAACTCGTTTTGGTTTTAACGGTAGTCCATTCGTTGAAGCTTGTCATGTATCTCGAAAAGTTTCATACCTGATGGCTAGTAATGGTGTTTTTGATGAGATAAAAATAGATGAAACCTTAGATTCTACGAATTCCATCAAAAAAGAATCTTGGACGTTAGATACTACCTTTTTATCTAAATTTCAAAATTCACTTGAAGCAGGTAACATAATAGCTGGTGGAATTAAAATTCAAAAAATAAGATTCAAGAGAAGAAAAATTGGGGAGTTATCTTGGCAAACAATGATAGATGTCCCTTTTAGTGATGATATAGAAAATTATGATACCCAAGATTTTTTTGTGGAGAATACTACAGATTATGAATATTCTCTTGTACCAGTAATTCAAAATTTTGAGGGGGTAGGAGTTACTGAACAAATAACAACTGATTATCAATCTTTGTTTTTAACTGGCTTAAATTCAAAAGGAGAATTATGCAATTATCCATTGCGTTTTGATTTACATACTACAGATATTAGTTTAAATTTTGACCAAACAATCCAAAAGACATTATCTTCTCAATATCCTGCTTTATTATGTGGAGAAAGCAAGTATTATAGCGGAAATATAGCAGTTAAATTAATATCTCCAACAACAGAAGCCAATGGTGGGAAAGTGGACATGAAAGCTGAAAAAGCATATAGAGAAGCATTTGAAGATTTTATACATGGTGGTAAGCCTATGCTAATTAGAAATCATTCTATGTATATTTTGGGTGTCTTAACTGACCCTAAAAAGAATCCAGCTTTTGATGAAGAAGTTGCATTTGGTATATATGACTATAGTTTAGCTTTCAATGAGGTTAATAACGCAAAAGATATGGAAGTATTAAAGCAATATGGACTAACCTATGATGTTAGTGCAAGTTAATCTATGAATATAAAATCTTATAATTTGAACTAAATTAAAAATATAAAAGAAAGGAGGGTGATATTTTATGGCTGTTCAAAAAATAGTACAAGGAAGTTTGTATCAAAATGGTCAACAAATACAGTTCTCATCTGCACCTGCAACATATACAAGCAATGCTGTTTTAGAATTAAGATCAAGTGGAACGGATATAGAATGGTTAGTTATAAAAAGTGGAGCACATGAATATTTATTATCCACTAAAAATTTATTGAGTGGTATAAGTTATAATCAATTAAATATCCAAGGGTTCGTTAGTGGAAATTCATTGATTGCAATTGGAGATTCACAGTATAAGATTAGATTAATTACTAGTCAAGAATGGGATAATTTTGTATTAAATCAAATAAATTTAAATTCATTATTAACACCGAATGCAGATGATTTAAGTGGAAATTATAATTCTATAACTATTACTAGTTCTGATACAAACAACTTATTACATTGGTGGAACTCCCCTTCATTAACTAAAAATATCAGTGGAAGTAGTGTAATTGTAAGAGGTGGGAATGCAATTGGAACATCTAATAATATATCAATAACAGATAATTCGAATTACAGAATTGTATTAGAAAAATATAATCTACCACCAGTTATTAGTGATAGTGATAGGTTTTTAGGTAATTTTACATCAAGTATTATACAAGAATATTCTATAGTAGACCCTGAAAATGATTTATTTAAAATAGAAGAAATTTTAGATGGAACAGTGACTAAAACTCTAGAAAATCAAACAAGTAAAACTAAATTTACATATAGTTTATCAGGAACTCCGTGGAACAACCTATTAGCTGGTCAACATAATGTAAAAATAAGAGTTACGGATACATGTGATAACATTGTAATTAGAAATTGGACTTTTAATAAAATAGTAGATACATCAACTGGTACGTCTGCAAATCTAACTAGACCAGTTATAACAACACCTATTAACTCCCTTTCTTTAAGTCCTATAAATGCTTTAGTAGATAATAAAATAAATTTCACAGTAACAGGTGGTGAACTTGTTTACACAAATGAAATTAGTATAGTAGATAATTCTGATTCATCGGTAATTGTTTATAATAAAAAGTTACCTGAATTATTTGATTTTTATAATACTATTCCATTAAATACATTAATTAATGGAAAAACATATCAAATAAAAATTCGAACATATAACTCAAGTGGACAATATTCGGCATGGTCTGATACTGTACTGGTAAAATGTTTAACTCCACCAAATTTAATAATAACAACAATAATTGATGGAATGATAAAGAGTCCAAACCCTGTAATGATGGCAACTTACAATCAAAGTGACAATGATGAATTGTATAGTTATGTCTATAATTTGTATAAAGATGGTGCTTTAATTTTATCTAGTGGTGTTCTATTAGATAAATTAAGACAATATCAATTTTCAAATTTAGATAATAAAACAAATTATACAATAGAATTAAAGGTTAGAACTGCAAGTGGAATGGAAACTAGTATTTCACAAGATTTTTATTGTGTATTTTTACAATCGAAATTACCAGCAGTTATAAAACTAGAAAATAGTCCAACCACTGGTAGTGTAAAAATAACGAGTTATGTAAGGCAGATACGAGGAAGGATTTATAGTGGCGATAATATAAATTATATTGATGATGAGTGGGCAGATTTGCATAATACGGTAGTAATATGGGATAAAGATGGAGCATTTCGTATAGAAGGTGATTGGACTGCTAAAATATGGGCAAGAGACTTGGAAGACAATGATGTAATGTTAGTCAAATTTAGTTTAGACGATGGTACATATATTCAATTAACTAGGTTTGAAAATATGTTTTCATTAACAAAAATAGTTGCTGGAGTAAAACTATATGAATTACACTCATTTGTTTTAGGAGATATATTACTTACAGACCAACTATATTTCTTTATTCAAAATGATACAAATTTAGGATTAATGAATTTTGATGTAAAAAGAGTTACAGAAGGAAGAACTACTTGGTTTTCTAAAACATATAATGATGATACTATGCCAGATTACGCTAGTGAAAATGGATTTTTAAGTGGTATAAATGACAATTTAAAAAATTCACTACTTAATAATAATATTGATGGGAATGTAATTAAAGCTTACATTCCAACACTTGACGAATTATTACAATTAGATAATAATGCAAAGCTGGGAGAAGCAATAGTAGGAGCAATGGTTTTAGGAAATAGTGCAAGTTCTATAGATATTAATTCTGATGTAGATTATTTTACAAGAACGATTGATAGTATGAATAATAATAAATTAAAAGTAGTAAAAGCTGATGGGACTATTGGTAGTGATTATCCTAGTAGTAAATTAGGAATAAGATTTATAATTAAAATTTCAAATATAACAAAAGTATCAACTTATAAAGATGTTGAAGATGATTGTTACAATTTAACTTTTAAAATATTAAAATTATTTAGTATACAAAATATTAGTAATTTAAAAGTAGGAGATAAAATAAAAACAAATTCAGTTAAATATAAAAACAAAATAATTAAGTTTACTATTTGTAAGAAAGATGATACATCAGTTTATTTGCTATCAGATGTCATAACTGAAAAGGAATTTGACAATTCAGAATCAGTATATACAAATGGAAATCCAAATTGGAGTTTATCAAATATAAATCAATGGCTAAATAGCAATATAAAAATAGGCTAGGAGAATTTCTCTTGGCTTATTTTATTGAAAAAATAAGGAGGAAAAAGTATGGCAACTTATATGACTGACGATTTAGTGCCAAGATGGTCAACTTTTACAACAGATAATGATTTAAACCCTGATACTTTTATAGTATTTCAAGATGTTGATAAATCACATTCTGATATGATTGAGAGATATTATACATTAAAGAATAAAACTTATACAACGGATGCTGAAAAAACTGAAATGACACAATTGGCAGTAAATTTACAAGAATATCTACCAACGAGTGATACATGGAATAAATTATGTGCATGTATACGAGGAATGCAAATATATATGAGAGATGGTGTTGTAGTTTTTTATGAACAAAAAAAACAAGAGTTTGAAAATTTACTTAAACAATACAAAGATAGAGGCGATTGGAATGCAACTACAACTTTTGTTTTAGGTAATTTAGTAAAACATAATGGATATGGGTTCATGAGTACATTTGATGGAAGCAATTTAAATCATGAACCAAATGAAAATGTGTCTAGTGATACATATTGGACAAGATATACCATCAAGGGAGATAAAGGAGACCCAAGTTTGAATATAAATTATAAAGGTGAATATTCATCAACTACAACTTATGCAATAGGAGATGCTTGTAGTTTAAATCAGATAATGTATTATGCGAAACAAAATGCAACAATAGGAATATCACCAACTGATAATACAAAATGGGCATGTGTTGATAAATTTATTGTTAGTGGGGCACAACCAACAGATATACATATTGTGTGGTGGGATACTACTGTTAATAAATTAAAAAGATATAATGGGAATGATTGGATAATTCCAACAATTAATGCAAGTGATGTGTTAATAACTGATAGTGCTAATTATTTTATAAGTACAAATGTAGAAGGCGCATTAAGTGAATTAGGCTCAATTTATACAACAACAAATGTGGGTAATGTTTATTCAATAACTGTTCCTAATTTAATATCATTAACAGATGGATATCCAATAACGGTTAAATTTAATGTGGCTAGTACAGGCAGTATTGCGTTAAAAGTTAATAATTTAGTTTCTAGAAGTATAGTAGATTATTTTGGAAGTTCAGTTACAAATGTCCGTGCTAATTTAATAGTAAATTTAAGATATGAAATTATAAGTAATTCTTTTATATTACAGGGTAAAGGAGGTGATGGGAACGCAACACCAAATCAATTGTTATTAAATGCAACTGCAACAACTAAAAATGGACAAATTGTTGGTACAATGCCAAATAAGGGAGATATGATTATAACACCTACAAGTCAAAATATATCTATTCCTATGGGATTTCATGGGGGAAATGGATATGTTCAAGGTGTTACTCCCAAAAGTCTAGGAGGATATGGTGTCTCAGATTATATATTATCTAATAATATTGAAAGACAAATTATAGAAAAGTTCACTATTAATATTACCACTGGTACAGGGATTATTCGTACTCAAACAGATGGTTTAAACAATTGTTATATATTCAATACTTCCGGATTGATTAAGTATGATTTTATTGGTAATCAGATATGGAAAAAAGATATATCAAACAACTATTACAAGAATTTATGTACCGATAATTCTAATAATGTTATTATATCAATTACTAATACAGTAACAAAGTATGATGCTAATGGTTCTCAGTTATGGACATACACACCTCCAACTTGTGAATCTATAGATAGAATGAAAACAGATGTTTTTGGTAATATTATATTAGCAGTATATAACTATACAAATCCATGCAGAATTGTTAAATTAAATACTAATGGCTCAGTGGTATGGGATATATCTATGACATATGCTAATGTTAGTTCTAGTGGAATCACTACAGATGAGTTCGGAAATGTATATTATATGGCTAGTATGCCACAGGATAAATACGGAAATTCATTCTATTATTTCACACGTAAGATTGGTTCTTCTGGTAATATAATAATTTCAACTAGTACATCATCTGCTCCTATTGACAATGCTAGTTTAGTCTATGTTAATAATTATTTGTATGAGGCTACAAATGGTACTTACGATTATGGTACAGACCCAGCAGGCATTGGTAAATCACAAAATGATTTCACAGCTCTGCCTACTGATTCCTATACTTATCATGCGTATGATGGATTTAATATATATATAGGTGCTTGTGCTAAAGATGGAAAATATCTTTATTTAATTAAGAGACCCGGAGAATTCACAATGACGGGTAATCAAATAATAAAAATGAATGTTAGTGATCTTACAGAGTTATGGTCATATACTGTGCCTGATAATATACAGGATATAACTGTAGATAATAACGGGGAAGTATGGTATGTGACATCATCAAATAAAATAGGAGTAATCTCAGAAAGATATCTTATATTAAAATAAAGTTAAATTTATAATTAGTATATCACTAGTTAAGAGTTAGTTTTTTAGTTGTATAAATATTTAACTCCATTATTAATACAAAGATAAGATAATAAAAATAAATTAAGACAAATAAAATTATCTATGAACTCAAGATGTTTAAGATAAGTGATGTTTAAATTATCATTTATTGAATACAGATACACAAAAGATATAAGAGTATTAAATCAATGTTAATTAACTTATGATGTTAGCTTAGATTAAGTAAATTTAATAATGAATTAATAAAAAGACTTAGAGTTAGATTTATTCTCTAGGTCTTTTATTATGTAAAAAAAATACAATAAAGAAAGGAATGAGTTTAAAATGGCAGATATAATTTTAGACCAATTAGGACTTAAAGCAGGTGATATATTTAAACAAAGTGATGTCGAAAAAATTGATTCAAACGCAACTAAAACTCAAGATGCAATTAATTTGAATTTTAATAAAATTGGAGTTTTAACTACTAACGGAATAACAGAACCAGACTTAGCTACTGCTATAAAAAATGACCGTACACAATTATCAGGTATTCCGAACCAAACATATATAACCGAAAAGGCAAAAACAATAGATGTAAATAATGCACTTGCATTAAAAGCAGATAAAACATCATTGGATTCTACTAATGCTAATGTAACAAATAATACAAATTCTATAGCAACACATACATCACAAATAGCAAGTTTATCAAGTGGATCTCCAAAAGGTGTATATGCAACATTATCTGCATTACAAACTGCTTATCCAACTGGAAATGCAAATACTTATATAGTAAATGGAGATATAAAAGAAGTTGATACATTAACAGTTACTGCTATTCCAACTGTGGCAGGAAATATCACTATTACTCTTAATGGAGTTGCTTTTACAGTAGCATTAACTTTAGCAATGACAACAACAGATTTAGTAGCTACAGCTATAAGAGGAACTACTTTTAGTGGATGGACAACAGGTGGAAGTGGTTCAAATATTACATTTACAAAGGTAACTAGCGGAACAAATACATCACCTATTTTTAGTGGTGGTACTACAACTTCAACGGCTACATTTACAATTACAACATCAGGTGTTAATGCAGATTATGGTTGGTATTATTGGAGTTTAAGTGCATGGAATAGAGGCAATACTTACCAAAGTACAAGTTTAGCAGATGGAGCAGTAACACCAGTAAAAACATCTTTTTTCGTACTCAATGCTATCAACCTTTTAGACCCAACTAAATTTGTCGCAGGAACATCAGTCAATTCAGTCAATGGTGCAGTAGTAAACGATGCAAACTATTGTGCAAGTGGCTGGAGAATAATTAGCCCAAGTACATCATATTGTGGATATAAAACAAAATTTTATGCTTTTTTTGATTCGGCTTTTGCTTATATTTCTGGTGGTGCGACATTAGATTCATACGTTACGTCACCATCAAATGCTACATATATGCGTGTGGCATTTTTAACCGCTGACACAAATAAGGCAATATTAGTGCAAGGTACGTCATGCCCTGAAAAAATAGTTTATAAATTTCAAATCGAAACGGAAGTCAATGAAAATATTATTAAAATGCAATCAGATATTATTGGACTTAAAGGGAAATGGTATGGCAAAAACGCATTATGTATAGGTGATAGTTTAACAGCCGCAGGGGTGTGGCAACAAAAACTGAATACCATACTTGGAATGACTGTAACAACTCACGCACTGGGTGGATTAGGATTAATAGAAATGGTTGATGGTGGTACAAATTCAAACGGTACTTTAGCACCTCTTACGAGTAGTGATGTAGCAAATAAAGACTTAATAATAGTTTATGGAGGATATAATAACCGAGGAACAGCAGATGGTATTATTGGAGATATTTATCCTACAAACAACACGATAGCAGGATTATTGCAGTATGTTGTTAATAAGATTTATAGCCTATTAACAACAGCAAACAACTTAAAATGTAGAATTGCAATTGTAACACCACATTGTGCAGGTAAATATCAATTTATTGACGCTGACGGATATACTGAATATGCACCCGGTACAGGCAGAACAATGAAAACACTTGCAAAAAAGATTGAGGAAATTGCAAATCTCAACTCACTACCATGTTACAATGCTTGGGAAAACAGTGGTATTAATAAATTTACTTGGAATGTATTTTCTGCATCTCCTAATGCTTATGATGCAAGTGGTAGCCAAGGTGGTACATATCCTAACAATTATGACCAGTTACATCTTAATTCTTCAGTTGGTTATCCACATTTAGGAGAAAGAATTACTAGTTTTATTGAAACAATATAATTCGTAATATGAATAAATGATGTACAAGCTTAATAAGAAGGTGAAGTAATTTTTACCTTCTTATTTTATACTCAAAAATTAAAATAGTGAGTTGATAAATTGGACTTTTTATCAAGAGTTTATGCATTTAAAATAACCATTTTAAGTTAACTTTGACTTTTAAGAATGGCTCTATGACTAGGTTTGAAGATTTAGTTTCCGTAACAAATGTTATGTCACTCACTCAAGATAAGACTTAATTCGTAGTTTATCTATTAACTCAAAAATCAATAAGAAAAGCTAATTTTAAAGGTTTGAATGAAAATTTCAAGCCTTTTTATTATGTAAAAAATTAAAAAGGAAGCGATGTATAAATGAATGAAGACTTAGGTGAAAATCTAGGTCTTTTACTATGTCCAAATTTAGAAAGGATGGTTAATTACGAACAAATATTTTGCGATAAATCAAAGAAGTTTAGCTGACGCACTTGTATTTTTAGGATTCAATTACATGAAGTTTGATGATGAAAAATATGGAAAAGTTTATTCTTTTGTTAATTCTGAGAAGTTGCAATCATCAATTCATGAATTAAATAATTTAAAAAATATGACAAATAATTAAGGAGTGTGGATAATTATGAAAATAGGAAACTTAGAAGTATATGGAGTTGTATATAAAATAACAAATTTAGTTAATGGAAAAGTTTATATTGGACAAACTATAAATGGATTTGATAAGAGATATGAAAGTAAAGGAATAGATATTGAAAGAGTTTATAACTATTATAATGGACGTGAAAGTAGAAAAAATGAAAATGAGTATATAAATATTCATCTATTAAAATCAATAAAAAGATATGGATTAAATAAATTTAATGTAGATAAAGTTTTTGATATTGCTTTTTCTAGAAATGAATTAAATATAAAAGAACAATGTTGGATTAGTTTCTATAACTCCACTGATATAAATTTTGGTTATAATAGGGACAGTGGAGGAAATAATTTTAAACGTTTAAACGAAACCAAAAGAAAAATTAGTGAATATCAAAAAGGGGAAAGCAATGTAAATTCTATAAAAGTCATTTGTTTAAATACAAAAGAATTATTTATATCTGCAAGTGATGCAGGAAGAAAATTAAAAATTATTCAAACAAATATTTGTAGATGTTGTATAGGAACATTGAATTATGTATCTTCTCAAAATGGTGAAAAATTAGTTTTTTGTTATTATAATAATTATTTAAAAATGAATGAATATGAAATAAATAAATTAATATCAAAAGCTTCTAATGGCAATAGTTCTAGTAAACCTAAAATAGTTATTTGTGTAAATACTTTGAAAGTATATTATAGTATTGGAAAAGCCAGCAAACAAACAAATGTTAATAAAGGGCATATTGTTGATTGTTGTAAAGGTAAAAGACAATGTGCGGGAAAGCTTGAAGATGGTACTAAATTAGTGTGGAGATATGTAGAAAATTTAAGTCCAGAAGAATACATAAAATATGATATAGAAAATAAATTAAAAGGAGGAAATAGCGATGAACCAGTGGAAATGGTGCGTTGAAATTGATGGAAAAGTTATTAAAGGATGGTATCAAGATACTAATAACGATAAATGGTATCATTTAAATGAGTCAACTGGTGTTTTAGATACTGGATGGTTTCAAGATAAAGACTCTAGATGGTACTATCTTGATGAACAAAATGGAGATTTAAAAACAGGATGGATTCAATTAAAATCTGTATGGTTTTATCTTGAATCTTCTAGCAATGGCTATATGGGAGAGTGTTATATTAATAGAACTGCAATAATTGATAGTAGGTCTTACACATTTAATGAAAATGGACATATTATTGAAGATAGTAATGTTAGTGATTCTTTAGTTTCAGAAGATTGTATTTCATTCGTGAAATCTTTTGAAGGATTTTTCCCGAACAAATACTACGATTGCGTTGGTGTTTTGACCCAAGGATATGGACTTACCGGAAAAGAAATTGCTAATTTGCCCGATGAAATTACAGAAGAACAAGCTAGTAATTTATTAAAAGAATTAATTAACTCTAATTATGCTCAAGTAATAAAAGATGATTTAGATTCTAAAGGCATAACATTAACTCAAAATGAATTTGATGCATTATGTTCATTTGCATATAATTGTGGAACGGATGCTCTTTTACATCAATCTACATTATATAGAAACGTGTGTAATGGAATTAAAGATGCAGATACTATTACTTCTAATTTTAAAGCATGGTCTAATGGTGGAGGTAAAAGAATAGAAGGTTTATATCGTAGAAGAACTAAAGAAGCTAACATTTTTAATAATGCAGATTATACAGGAAACAATTAAATAAATTAAAACAAAATTTTAAGGAGGAATATATTATGGACAGTTTTTTAACATGGGAATACGTTGCGACATTTGCAGGTGTGGTATTTGCTACAAATTTATTTGTTAATTTTACAAAAGAACTACCTTATATTAAAAATATATCAACTAAATATTATACATCTTTAGTTGCTTTTGTATTAATAATATTATCTAGTTTGACATTATCTACTTTTAATTTCAAAGATTTACCTTTAGTAATATTAAACAGTATATTAGTTACTTTTACTGCCACTGGGGGATATGATTTTACATATAAGAAAGTTACTAATACTGAAATTGTAAATGATAAAACTGCCACAGTTCAAGAAACTAAAACAGTAGAATAATAAATTATAAGTAAGAAAAACACTTTAAATCAATTCTTTTAAAAGGACTTAGATGCAATATTCTAGGTCTTTTTATTATATTTATTTTTAATGGAGTTCATCTATATATGGTGAATTACTAAAAAATAAATCAAATTGGATAGATAGGAAGTCATGAGCCTATTGATAAGGGGTAAATTCCTACACCCTTTCCAATGTATTAAAAGTAGGAAAATAAATCAAGAAAGTAGGAATAAACATGTATAGTAAAGAAGAACTAAAAACAATGGATAAGGATATTAAAGTAAAGAAATTCCTTAAATTAATTTATAGGGGTTTTGATGAAGATGAAGAATATATAAGGATATTTCAAAATAATGAAACTAGAAATACTCCAGCAACAGAAACTAAAGTAAAATTCTATAATGATATTGATAGTGTTGTTAATTATGTTACAAGTGGTACTAAATACAATAAAAATACATATTTTCAACTAGCAACAGTTGATGATAGTGGTGAAGGTAAAATTGAAAATTTGCTTTATCGATATTGTATTGGACTTGATTTTGATAAAAAGGAATTAGGTGAAGATTTTGACCATTTAGATATATTAAACTTGTTCAAGCAATATAAAATTCATTTTCATTGTCTCATAGATTCAGGTAATGGATTTCATGTATATATTTGTATTAATAAAACAAATAAACTTGATATGGTTAATGAAGTTCAAAAAGCATTATGTGAGAAGTTTGGAGCGGATAAATTTGCTATTAAGAAAACACAGATTTTGCGAATTCCATATTCATATAATATTAAAGATGAGGATAAAACAAAATTAGTAAAGATAGTTGCAATGGATAACAGAGATGAAATTAGACCATATGATATAGAATTTTTATATGAAAAGAATTGTAAAAATACAGTTATAAATAATCCTAGTGAAAAGAAAATTACCTATATGATTAATAATACTAATATTCCAAAATGTATAACTAAAATATTAGAAAATGGAACTATTGAAGGAGATAGATATTTAGATCTCCAAAAAATAGTTATTAATCTAAGACAAAGAAATAAAACAGTTGAAGAAATAATATTAGTATGTAAATCATGGGCAGAAAAGAGTAGCTATAATGACAACTTAGAGTATAGAATCAAAAATATATATGACAATTTAAAATATGTACATATGGAATGCAAAGAATGTGATAATAAAAGTGAATGCTTTAATTTTACAGAATCGGAATTTGACTTTAATTCATTAGCTGATGAAGATGGAGTAATTTATGAAACTTATCAATTAGAAGATAAAATAACAAAGAAAATTAGAAATAAACAAAATGGAGGGATTAACATGTTAAATGGAAATGAAATTTTAATATTAAATGTATTAAGGTTAGAATATGATAATCCAAGACCACTTACCAAAAATGGTACAGATATGAAATTATTAATGAGAAGTATAACTCATAAAAATAAATCTTGTTTATCTGAAAATACAGTAAGAGAAACTTTGATTAGTTTAATTGAGAAAAAATATGTATTAGAAGAGATTGGGTTAAGAAATAAAAAACATTATAAATTTAATCCAATAAGAACTACTTTAGATAAAACAATAAAAATAAGTTATATGGCAACAGTATTATGTATTTGTAAACAAATTAGTACAAATGAATTAGCATTATACATATTAATGAGATACTTACATAAGCAACAATTATTAGAAAATAAAACAAAAGGAAATCTATTCACAATGACTCAATCTGATTTAGCTAAAGCATATTATGGAAATAGTACAACTGAAAATCAAACACATATAAGTAAAATGATAAAGAATTTATTAGATTGTCATATTATTGATATTTATGATATTGAACAAAGTAAGAATAATGGATTTGAATATTATAGATATAGACTTAATAGCTAGTTAGTGTCAGTTGATTGTTAGCCAACTAATATATAATGTACTATATAATATAGACCAAAGTTGAGGTGGTAAAGTTTAATAATGGCTATATCACTAGGTTTAAATAGTATCATAGAATGTAATTTATCTATACCAAAAACATGAAACTGAATAAATTAATATAAATTAAGGGGTAATTAAATGAGTGGAGTATATATTTTAAATAATGTTAATAAAAATAAATCAGACAAGCTATATGTAAAAATTGGATGTAGTAAAGACATTTTAAAAAGAATATCTCAGATAAGAAGTTCATTTAGGTTTAATGGTAACTTAGATGAACTTTATTTATATAAAACTATAGAATGTACGGAATATAAACAACTTGAGAAAATTTTACATCAAATAATGAAGTCAAGAAAGATAACTAATGAGTGGTTTCTTACTGAGGAAAGCTTTTTACTGAATAGGTTAAATATGGTTGATTTAGGTAGATACAAGTAAATAAATTAAGAGAATGATAAAAGGAGATTGAATAAGAAATCTAGTCTCCTTTTATTAAATGAAAAAATCCACTTCAAATTCATCTTTTAACAACAGTTATTTTTATAAGATTTATTAAAATTAGTAAGTCTTATAAAATAACTATTGCAAATATTATAAAAGAGTCAACTAAACGAATAAAAATATAAAGGAGGAATTAATTATGGGATTTGATGAAGTACAATACGCTTTAGGTAAAAAAAATAGAAAAGTAACATTGCCGAGTAATACAAATGTTCCAGTTGGTGGAATAGATATTAATACAAAAATTAAAGATGTAGATATCAATGATTTATTTACAAATATGCTAATAAGAAGTTTAGCCCCAAAAACAAATCTTAAATTTTATGATTCATTAGGTGATATTATAGATACTAGCTTAATAAGAACCACAGGAGTTCCACTATTAATAAAAACAATAAAAGCAATATCAGAAAAGTCTACTGAATCCGATATTATAGTAAGTATGCAAACATATTCAAATCCCATAATAAATGATTTCTCTAAAATAGACATAGAACCAAATTCAAGTTTAAATGAATGGACTTTTAATAATATAACAATAGATGAAACAACAACATTTTCTGTTACAACAAGTAATGAAAAAGGTTTTATTGGAAAATATAATACAGTTTTTAATTTTGTAAATTGTTGTTATGTGGGACTAATGCCTATTGAAACTACAATAGAAACAATAACTCAAGAAGAAATAAAAAATGGTACAACTATATTACAACAAAAAAATACTATAAACAATTTGTTTAATGGAATTGGTAAAATATTTTTTGCATATGACTCTACTTGGGGAAATGCTAAAACAATAGTTGATGTGATGAACAACGTTAATATTATAAGTGCATTTGAAAAAAAGAATTTAGTGATTTCTAATGAAAGTGGAACTGTAACATATATCCTTTATCTAGCCAATGTAAGAGGTAATTATAGTGATAGTGAAGTATCATTAAAATTTTAGAAGATATTGAGAGGTGAATAATATTAGATGAGAAGCATTAAAAATTATATAAAAGAATACATTAAAAAATTTATATTACTTTTATTACATGATTATATTGAAAAAACTAAACGAGATATAAAAGAAGAGTTAATAGAAAATGGTAGAGTATATATTGAAGAAAATATATCTAATAAGATACAAAGCAACATAGAAGATATAAATAAAAATAAAAAGAGTATTGAAGAATTGAAAGAAAAAGAATCTAACAACCACTATGTATCACTTCCTAATGAAAAAATTATAGGGAGTCAAGAAAATATAAAAGATGGAACTATTTCATACGATTATTTAGGTAGTAAAATTATTGAAAATATATATTTGGACGGGAAATGGATACAACTGAACAACAATAATAATATAAAAGAAGTACAAACAGTGAAAAATTATGTGAATATAGATAATGGTTTAAGAGAATTTGATAAAGATTTAATATTTTCTAAGGATAAATCTATCGTTATTACAGATAGTTTGAACCACGATGATAAATACAAAATAACAATAAAAAGTTCAAATCTATTTTTAGAAAAGATAACATAGAAAGGAGGTGTTTATAAATGAGTGATTTTTTAAAAGGTAATCCGTTAATAATGCCAAATTATTTTCTCGGAGATGTACCAATGGACACAAAAACAAAAGCATCATCAGTATCAGAAGTTTTAACAACTCTTACAAAAGAAAATAGATATACAGGATTAAAAATATATTGTGAGTCGGAAAGAGAATTTTATTGTTTTAAATATGGAATCGAAGACACTGATTTTATAAAAATTAGCGAAGTAATTCCACATATTAAGGTTGATAATTATGCGTCATTACCTACTATCAATCAAGATACAACAGTTGTATACATAACATCAGATACAATGATTGAATATACATGGGATGGTAGTGATTGGAGTACATTTAAAAATATAGCAGATAATATATCGTTTAACAATAATCCAAATGGAACTGACATATACCCAAATGATTATCAAACTGTTCAAAAGGTATTGGAACAAAATAAAAAAGAAGTTGATTCAAAAGTAGATAAAGAAATTGGTAAATCTTTAATACTAGATACCGAAATAGCAAGACTTCAAGGAATTTCAACAAATTCAAATAAAGTTGAAATTTCTAATATAAATGGGAATATTAAAATAGATGGTGTAGAAAATATAGTTTATACTTTACCAAGTAATACTGAAACTGTAGAAGGTAGTAACTCTAAAGTAGATATAGCTATTAATAATATTAAAGATAATGTTACTAATGATGGTAATACCTTAGCTAAACTTAGAAACCTAATAGGTGGGATACAAACATTATTAAATTCTGACGATATAAACTTAGATAGCTTACAGGAAATAGTAGGTTATATAAAAAATAACAAATCATTGATTGATGGTATTACTATTAATAAAATAAATTATACAGATATAGTAAATGTTTTAACAAGCATAGAAATAAATAAACCTTTATCAGCCAATCAAGGAAAGATTTTAAATGATTTAATTACAACTTTAGCTACTACTACTCAATCAGCTTTAAATTTAAAATCTGATATATCTTATGTAAATCAACAAGACGCCACAAAAGTAGATAAGGTTACAGGCAAGAGTTTAGTTTTAGATACAGAAATATCTAAGTTGGCTACTATTTCAACTGGGGCAGAAGTAAATGTACAATCTGATTGGAGTACTGATAGTGAAATAGATGACAGTTACATAAAGAATAAACCTGATTTAACCTTAAAACAAGATATAGTAGATAATCAATTAAATACTGCAAATAAATCTATAGTATATAGTATAAATGAAGTAAATAGTGACTTAATAAATAATGGCATAAAACCAATTTATCAATCAAATCCATTTGGATTCGATTCACCTGTCACAGAGTCACGAATCCAACAATGGTTTAGTGACAACGGTTCTCCTATTAATTGGCAAGGATATGATACTAATAATCCATATAAAGACTGCAAAATGACAATGGGAGTTAATGAGAGTTATGTTCTTTGGATAGGAACTAATTATTGGTACTACGGAAAATTCGAAAATGGTAACTATTGGGAGAATATGACACAAATGACTCCTAGTGATTTTACTCTAGGATATATTAGTATGATTGCAACAGGGAATAAGTTTTTATCTGATAAAGCTGATTTAATTCATACTCACACTAAAACTGATATCACTAATTTTACGCACACACATTTAAAATCAGATGTAACAGACTTTCCTCATATTCATGTTAAAACGGATATAACTAATTTCTCACACACGCATGTTAAAAATGATATAAGTGATTTAGCAAATGCAACTACTACTGTAAGTGGATTGATGAGCAATACTGATAAAACTAAACTAGATAATATTTACTCATCATCTTCTCCCAGTAGAGATTTTAAAACTGCATATAGTGCTAGTGGCGTATATAGGATAACAAACCCACTTAGTAATATTCCCCCAGGTTATGAGCAAGTATACGGTGATTTTTGGGTAGATGTTAAATATCTTGATGCTAATAATCAAAACCTGACTGCTTATGATATTAAATCTTCTGCTATTTGGAGATTATCTTGCGTTGCTGGAACATGGAGTGAATGGTCTAGATTAGACTATGGTAATTCAGCTTCTTCTGATAAAATAAATTCACCTGATACTAGATCACTATCTGGGTATTCACTTCCATCTGAATACATATCAAAAGGAAAAGGTGTTATATATGAATTTAAAAACATTACAAATATAGCATTAAGTCCTACAACTTTTCCAGTAATAGGTACAATGTCATATTGTCAAGTAGAAACAAAAATACCTTGGAATGACGCTAGTGGCGGTTATCCTACACAAACAGCTACTTGTTTAGGATATGTTTTCACAAGAACTGGTACTAGTAATTCAACTTGGAGTGCTTGGAGTCAATTTATGACAGTTCCATCTAGTATTGACTATGTTATAGAAACATGGCGTAGTGGAACAGAATGGAGAAGAACATATAAGAGTGGTTGGGTAGAACAAGGTGGATATGTTACTATTAAATCAGATGATTGGACGTCGATTACTTTGCCTGTCACTATGATAGATGTTAACTATAGTGTTAGTGTATCTGTACGTGCTGACTCTGGTGTTGGCAGTAATGGTTCAGATACTTGCTACTATGGTAATATCGCTACTACAGGGTTTAATATAGCCAGTGACTATAGTGGTGCGTCATATAAAAATGGAATAAGATGGGAAGTTAAAGGACAAAAAGCATAACACCTATATTAACATAAATTAAAGACTTTAGTTTAAAATTAATTTACCACTATGATAAAAATGTATTTATTAAAAATTGAAAATAGAAAGGATTGATAATTAATGGCATTAGATTTAAATCAACAAGGACACTTGATTAATTACCCAGTAAAGCAATGGACAGCACATTCATTAGATGAGTTTCCAATAGAAAGTGACTCATTATCTATACCTCATGGAAGTTTTTGTACATTAGTAGCAAAGCCAGATTATATTGTGTATGTTTATGATTCGATATTAAAAGAATGGTATGAATTATAAAAAATAGCAAAGAAAGGAGTGATAATTAATGGAGGGAATAGTTGTTTATGCTTTACTTAATAAAAAGTTAAAAGCACTTGCAAGTGGAATATCAAGCATTGTACCAATATCAAATGGATTAAGATTTACAACTACTAATGGTACGAATATAGATGTAACATTGCCAACTCATACACATTCTAATTTAGATACCATTTTAGAGAAATTTACTTTAGATGGAAGTAATAAATTATTATTTGATGGACAATCTTTAGATAAGCAATTAGATTTAACAAATTATGTTCAAAAAGAAACTGGAAAAGGATTATTTACAGGAAATTATAATGATTTAATAAATAAACCAGCCTCACAACAACCTAATAAATCAATTTCTTTTACTTCAAGTGATTGGGTTCAAGATGCAGTTGATTTAGATAAATATACTTTAGAAATAACACATGGATTAAAAACCATTGATATTGTAGGAGTTATATATAATTCTTCAGGGGAAGAAGAAACAATAGGCTTTAAACCATTGGATATTGACAGAGTAAGATTAACAAATATCTCACCTACCGATGGAAGGGCAGTTCTAAATTACACTAGCACAATAAATACTGGTACGAATACAGGAATTTCAGACTTATCAGGATTTACAAGTGATGATTTATCAGAAGGGACAAATAATAAATACTTAACACCTTCCGAAAAAACAATAGTTGGCTCAATAAATTTAACATCTCCTAGTGATAAACAGGTGTTATCTTATGATAGTGCTACTGGAAATTTAGTTAATGAAACTATTAATGATGAAAAGGTTAAGTTAACTTCATCTAGTACAACGGCAGAATATATTGGAGATTTAATAGATAATTCAACCATACAAATATCTGGAAATAAAATAGTTGCGAAGAGTTTACAAGGGCAAACGGTAACTTTAACAGAATTGAATTATATTAGTGGTCTTAATGAGAATATTATGACTAAATTCTCTAACTTTCTAAATGGTGGGATTCAGGTTTATACAACTAAAACTTTTAGTTCTTATAGTGAATTATTAAGTTTTAATTATGCAACCTTGACAACAGGAAAAATATATTTAATGTATGTTTCAAAAGATGAAACACATAGCAATAATGGAACTACATATATGTGCCATTCTACTACTAACACTACAACTAATCTACCATATTATTGTGGTTTATCTACAGCTACTCAAAGGGATTTCGGTGTTGATAAAGTTGATTTGACTAGTGAAGTAAAAAATCAACTTCCCCAAGCCAATATAGATATGATAGGAATTTTAAAGACAATTGATATAATTGATGATTTAACTCATACTGATACAGATAAGCCATCTAGTGCAAATCAAGTAAAAATTTTAAAAGGATTAGTTGATAGTAAGACTCAAACTAATGATATTGGTATTGCCGGAAATTTAACTGATACATATTCTATTGATAAGATTATTGAATTGTTGAACAATAAACAAAATAAAATATATACACAAAGTACACAACCTAGTTCTCCAACTATAAATACAATATGGATTGATACAACAAATAGTACAAATTATACGATTAAATGTTATAATGGCACAGGATTTATCCAAGTAGGTAGTTCTGGTGGAATTACAATTGAAAATTGGTCTAGTTTAACATCATATATAAGTAATTCAAGTTTTGTTATATACAATAGTAATTTATATAGATGTAAGACAACACATATAAGTACAATGACTTTTGAATCTGCAAATTGGGATTTAGTAGGTGGTGATGTTACTAAAACATATCTTGAAACAATAATTAATACAATATATCCAGTTGGGCATATATTAATGACAGAAAATAGTGCAAATCCAAATACATATTTAGGCGTAGGAACTTGGGTAGCTTATGGAGCTGGTAGAGTTCCGGTTGGTATAGATGGAACACAAACTGAATTTAATGCCATTGGTAAAACTGGTGGAACTACGAAACATACGCTTTCTATTGAAGAACTTCCAAATCATACTCATGGTTATTATTATCCAAGTAACACTACAGTTGGGCGAGAAGGTGGTGTTGTAGCTGAGGATACGGCAAAAGGTACAAGTTATACTACTTTACAAACAAGTGCCATAGGCTTAGGACAAGCACATAATAATTTATCTCCATATGTCGTATGTTATATGTGGAAACGTACAGTATGATAAAATATTACATAACAAATTAAAAGAAACAAAAACCCATTAAATGACTCATTTTAATAATTGCATAAACCAAAGATTAGAAGGAGGATTCAGATGAAATATTTTGAGTCCTTTTATCTTATAAAAATAAAGATAGAAAGGAATGATGAATATTGGAGAACTTTGAAATAAACAAACAAGTTCAGTTAGTAAAAGAAAAAGAAACTATATTATCTAAATTAACATTAGGTAATAATGAAAAGGTCTTAATAGATGGCGAAGCAATTTTAACTAGCAGTTCTAGTGATTTAACTGAATATATAAAAACGGCAGATGCTGATTTAAAATATGAACTAAAAGATATAGCTGGGTATGTTCATACTGATAATAATTATAATGACGTAGAAAAGGCTAAGGTAGAAGCAATGACTAATGGTTCAAAATATATTGGATTATTTCCTACTTTAGCTGAAAGAGATATTGTTACAACTTTAAATATTGGCAATTGGTGTACAGTAGATGTAGATTCTAGTCATAGTAATAAAAAAACTAAATTTTATTATGATGGAACTCAGTGGATTTACGATGGAGAATATCAAGAAGATTCTTTTGGTATTGATGATAATTCCATAGACAGTACACAAAATGGGTGGTCTGCTTCAAAATTAAGGAATGAGTTAGCTTTAAAAGCAAATAAAGATGGAACAGATATTGATTTAACAACATTCCAAGGAGATATAATTCCAATTACTAATGGAATACAAAATATTGGTTCTCCAACTAATAGGTTTGGTACTATATACGTAAACGAAGCAAAATTAAGCACAAACACTTTATATATAGGTGATACGCCTGTAATCGGAACGAATCAAGATACTATAATGGTTAAAGCAGATTTAGATCAGAGTTTAACAGTTAAAACTACAGGAGTAGGAACTACAAAAGTCATATCAGCGAGTGGAGTTGAATTATCAACATCAGGAATGAATGCAAATATAAATGTACAAGCAACAGGACAAGGTGCTAATGCGAATTTAAGTGCAACCAATCAAGTTAATTTGAACTCACCAAATGTAAATATTCAAGGTTCTACAAATGTAACTGGTGGTATTTCAGTTGATAATTTAACGGTACGTGGAAATGTAGTAATGAATGGAGAAAGTTTTATATCTAATGCTACAACGGTTCAAATTGAAGATAATATAATAGAATTAAATAAAAATGAAGTTGGGTATGGAGTTACTTCTGGCAGGGCTGGTATAAAAATTAATAGGGGCGATGCTGACGATTATTTGTTAATATTTGATGAAACTGATGATAAAGCTAAAATAGGAACAGATTCAACATTGAAAGCAATTGCAACTGAAGACTATGTAAATGCATTATTAAATAACAAATTATCTTCTAGTAATATAAAAGCTGGTTCAAATATTACTATAACAACAAATGGTAATGATATAACGTTAAATGCTACAGGTGGTTCTGGATTATCTGCTTATTCTGAATTCGTAATATAAAAAGGGTGTGAGAATAAAATGGCAGATATAACTTTAGATAAAATCGATAAAAAAGATGGGCAAGTAATTACACAAGAAGACATTGCAAAAATAGATAAAAATATGTCAACCATAGAAACAGTAATTAAAGACATTGGAACGACGTTGACTTATTCGGAATTTGTAATATGAAAAACAAAATAGATATAAAGGAGATGATGTATAATGTCTAATACCCCAAATATTAATATAGGTGTTATAAATGAATCCTCAGTAGCATCTCAAACACAAGTCGGGAAAATCCTTTTTACGGAACAGGGAAATCAGTACATAGTTCGGTCTGATAATAGCAAGTTGAAAATTACCGATATCATAACAGTTTCAACGCTTCCAACAGTTGGACAAGCAAATAAAATATACATTTTATCAAGCCAAAATTATAGTTTAAATTATTATGATACTAGCTGGCATACATTATCGGGAAGCAACCAAATAATTGTGGGAACTATTGCCCCAATAGATACTTCGAAACTATTTTTAGACATAAGTTTAACAACGAAGCCAATTTTAAAATGGTTTGATTCCACAACTACAAGTTGGATAAATATTAGTAGTACCCAAATACAATCTGATTGGAATCAAACAGACAATACTAAAGCAGATTATATTAAGAACAAACCAAGTGGTTCTAATGCAACAAGCATTAATAATATAACAATAGATGATAGTACAAGGTCTAATGGTACATCTATAGTATATAATTCTAGTACAGGAAAATACGAAAATGCAACAATTAATGTAGTAGGGACAATTGGTAGTTCGACAATTACTACTGCTGGCGAAAATGTAACTATTGCAAGTGGAACAGAAAAGACCTTTTCACATCCAACATCAGATAAAATTGTAGTAAGTATAGAAGAACAAATTGCTGGAAGTTCTGTTACAGATACTCATGTAGATTTTAGTGATAGTAGTAAATATACTTTACAAGATAGTAGTAAAATAACTGCTAATACTGGATATTTAA